TTGCAGTTGGCGGTGCAGGGCCATAAAGCAAATGCGTATTTAAACTACGGCGAACAGGCGGATAATATTATTAAATCTGGGTATGATTTAAAAAAACTTAAAGAGCTGACAGCAAAAAGCCAAAGCAACAGTGAGTGATGGATCATTTTGCAAGTTCCGGCGGCAGTTGGGCTGGTTACAATTCACGTGATTGGGAGATGGAAAGGCGTGTCAAAGAAATTGAAGACCGTCTTGGCATTACCGCCGAACGTGAAAAAGCCGAACGAACAAAACGGTATCAGGCAATGCGGCAAATGGTTTTAGACCGTAAGAAAGCACGCGCAGAAGGCACACCGTTTTATAAAACGCGCTACGGTTATACCACTGGTTTACCTAAAGAAGTGTGGGACAAATACAACAAAATGGGTGAGTGATGGATATTGTTGAACGGTTGCGGGATGCAAAAAAGTACGTTGTATGGGACGAAGAACTTTATACCGAAGCTGCTGACGAAATTGAACGACTTAGGGCCGAACTTCAACCTTATCGGGAAGCAAATAAAAGACTGAAAGACACTTATGATACTTTGCGGGGTATGGTAGACCAAAATGCAAAAATTGAACCTTGCGAATGTCGCCGAAATTGTCATGGCGATTTTCATATCCCATGCCCTTATTGGTTAGCCCAAAAATGACAAAAGGCGGGGAATAACCCCCGCCCTTATTGCTTTATCGATCCAGATGATTATGCGTAGATTTCTACGCTGAAGTCTTCGTCTTCATCTTCGTCGTCTTCTTCAGATTCGTCTTCTTCATCTTCTTCTGGATCGTTATCCATGAGATTGTAAAGAGCGTCAATAAGAAGGTATAAGGAACCAATGCGTTCCGGAAGGCTCTTTTCCATAAAGGATGTTGAAAGTTCAAATTTGACAACTTCGCACCCATATTCGTCTTCAACCAAAACGGCAGTACCAATTACGCTAGACATAAGATCACCTCCGATAGAAATTTGGGAACAATCAAAATCTACCACCAAAATGTGACATCTAAAAGACGTATTTGCCCCGAAATGCAGGGCGACCCCTTATCATTTCTGCCAATTCTGGTGGCATAAGGTATCCATCTGCATCAAAAGTAAGCAAAACGAACCCGCAACAGGACCGACTNGGTACGCCTTCCGCATATTCAAACTGCGGGCCGTATGGATCAGCCAACATACCGGATTCTANCCCGTAATGGCTACCCCTACGGTTTCTAACAGCTGTAATCTGTAATTGATGGGTATGATTTGTTACTATGTTTACGCCGGAATGTAGGGCATTGTTCCAGCCAGTATGAATACCGCCCCGGAACCGATGGCGTATTTCAACGTCATTGATGACAGCTGACCAGCAGAACGTCCATAATGGGAACCGATCTGTAACGTTGCCTGCATATTCTTCCAATTCTGGGGCAATATTGGCCAGATAGTTGTTTACCCGTATATCATGGTTGCCCATGGTCCAAATGCGATGGGGAACGCTGGGCAGCATTTTTAGGTGTTCNTGCACCGCATCTATTTCTTGGCTTATGCTAGGCATTTTCGATCCAAGCAATCGTCCGTGCTTTGATACCTTAGCCCCGTCAATAATATCGCCGTTTAAAACGATACAATCCGGCTTTACAGCCTTTGCAACCTTNCAGAAAGCCTGCCACATCAATGATGGCTTGCCGGGCCATATGTGGGCGTCACCACCGATTAAAACTGTTTTGATATTATCATCCAGCATTAGGACTTGGGGGATAGTCCATGACATTTCTTTTAAATTTTTGGTGGGCTGTTTGTACCATTCAGCGATGGCNGGAACTTTTTCTGGGAAGGTTTGTCTGGCTTTTAGAACATGGTATTGAAAGGTTTGTCGGGGGATGCCTAACGCCCTTGCGGCTCCGGCAATGCTGCCCTGTTCTTTCCATACTTTGATGCAATGTAGTAAATATTCGGGTGTAGCCAAAACTTTATTCATGGTGAAAGGCCCCTATAGTTTCGCCCTTTTTGCAAAGCATCATGTCGATATGATGACAAAAAAATTAACGAAACTGTTTTCCTTTTCATTCCAATAGCATACTATGCGCTACTTAACAATTTTGAATAAAGCAGCATCAGCTTTTAAGGCTTCCCGATGAATGTCGTTGTAATCAATATCAGCAGTTGGTGGGATATGAACAATAGCCTTTAGTTTGTATTGAACTTCTATGCGGTTCGCCAGAATATACGCCTTGGACTGACCTGTATAATTGCTGTCGTTATCTGCAAATATATGAACTTCTTGACAAATTTTCGGCGGGATCCATTTCGATAACAGGCTTCCATTGATACAAGCCCATACTGGCATATTGTACATAATAGATGCGCTAAGGGCTGATTCTATGCCTTCCGCTACACCCATAATAGGTTGTGACACAGCTGTTCTGACAGCACACCCATCTGGCAATACGCCCTGCATAACCCGCTTNGGTCGATCCATGGATGACTTGTGCCCGTCTGGCGTTAAGTATGTTTTATGAATGTTGATGGCGATGTCGTTATGGGTAATGATCTTCCACAGCATTGCTATGTTGGATTGATTGTCGCACCACAGGTTCAGGTTTTCCCGCAACGATGCAGACTTCCATGGCTGGCCGATTCGCCTTGTCAGATATAAATCAACAGGCCCGCTTNTGGATGGAAAGGTGGATTTGTTCCANATGGCCCGCATGGCAGCGATAGCCTTATCTGTGTCAGTTGTATCTTTTTTGGTAATNGTTGATGGTCCTAAAATGCTGGTCACTTCTTCTGCAATCTGCTTAAAGGTTTTACCAGTTGCCTTCATAACAAGATCAAAGCCGTTGCCTGCGCCGCAGTGGGTGCANATATATCCACCCATGTCCCATTTGTTGTCCCAACGAAATCGATCAACGCCNCCGCACATAGGGCATGGGCCATGTTTGTTTTTCAAATACTTTGCATCGATCCCAAGACTGGGAAGCAATGAAAACCAGTTACCTTTAGTCAGTTCTGCAATCGGTGTCATGGTCTTGAATCCAAGAATTTAGAAAAACTTTTAGAACTTTGTTTGGAACGGGCTTTCCGAATATTTCGGGCAATGATCCAATTCTGCGTTACAAATCCAATGGACGCAGCAGGCTGTTCAATAAGTTCTTTGCCGGGCCAGCGCTTGAACCGTTCTTTAAAAGCATAAGCAGCCCATCCTTGTTTGTAGCCCCGAAGCTGGGCATGAAGCAACAATTCTGAAAAGAAAGTTTGCTGTTCTGCCATCGTAATCTGTTGAATTTTCTGCTTTTTNTCCCGACTGATTTCNTAAAGTTCACCGTCATCGACTTCTACTTTGTTCTTGGGTTCAGGCTGAAAACCACAGGCAGGACATACCCGCATCGAAACAGGTTTAACGAATGTACATTTAGGACATTCCTTCGGCAAACNTTCTTTTTTAACGGCTACGCATTGACGCTTACTACCATCGTCTAATACTNGGCGATGCAGGTCTGTAACAAACCCAAGCCGCAAAGTTGTATCGGAATGATCTAAAATTAGGCAATGATCCTTTCCATTTGCGGTTCGTAATCCCCGCCCAATCATCTGGGCATATAATATTTCAGATTTTGTCGGTCGGGCTAAAATGATGCAGCGCACATCAGCGTCAAACCCTGTCGTTAGCACCCCAACGTTGCAGATAATTCTGACGTCACCGTTAGCAAATTTGCGAACAATTTCGTTCCGTTCTTCTATGGTAGAATAAGCGTCCATGTATTCAGCGGCAACGCCTAATGCCATGAACTGCTGTTGAACATTCTTGGCATGAAGTCTGTTTACGCAGAAGCAAACCGTTTGCCGATCTTGCCCCTTTTCAAGCCATGTAGAAACGATGTCAGCGACCAAGTTGGTTTGATCCATGGCTTCGCCCAAGCCTTTTAGATCATAGTCGCCAGCGACCGTTTTTATGGCGTCTAGATCGGGATGGGCTGGGGCATATGTTTTGAAGTCTGACAGGTGGCCTAGTTTAATAAGATTGTCAGTAGTTGTAACGATAATTAAATCATCCCAACGGCCTTCAGCACCCATGCCCTTTGACCAAGGTGTAGCTGTCAATCCAATGAATGGAACGTCTTTCCAATCAGGATGCGCCATCCACTTATCATAAATCTTAAACATAACATGACATTCATCAACGATGACCAGATCGGCCTTCGGTATTTCCCGCCTAGCCAACGTCTGGACCGAACAAACCTGCACAGGCTGCGTTATGTCAGTCATTTCATGCATGGCTTGAATAACGCCAATTTCATGAATTCCATTAGCCTGAAAGCGGGCAACAGTCTGATCGATCAATGACAAAGACGGAACAGTAAAGATGATTCGCTTGCCTTTTTCCCTAGCCATCTTGACGATAGCAGCGGCAATAACAGTTTTGCCTGCACCTGTAGGGGCTTGAACAACCGGGCGTTTACTACCCGCCTGCAATCGTTGCTTTAAAGATTCAATAGCACCTTGTTGGTAATCCCGTAACTGCATAGTCATATCCTTATTTGGTCAACGCAGACCGAATCAAGTCTTCGTTTTTCTTTAGCCATTTCAATGTATTAAGTGCAGATTCTATTTTAGGGTATCGTTGTTCTAGTATTTCTAGCCATACCGGTTCCCGTTGTTTTTTCTTAACAGCAACCCTTAGATTTTGTATCGTTCCTTCAGTATTGGCAAGCGTTATTTCCAAAGCCTGTATTTGTTCATCTAAACTAATTTTTGGGTGACCTACCATAAAATTCAATACCCCCCTTATGATTCGCATCGAACAAATACCAACAGCAATTATCCTTGCCGGTCATGTCCGAATCATCAACCCATTTCACCCGACCGACTGATACAATTTTAACCAAAAACGGCATAAATTCTGCGCTTTGTCTTGTATGCATCCAGTCAGCATCAAACAGCAACCAAGTTGGTGCCAACATAGCACATCGGCCTATAATCTGATGCAGCGGTTCCCGTTCCCATGGCGGGTTAGTGATGATATAATCTGCGCCGTTAAGATCAGACGGCACAAGAAATGATGCGTCTAAAGTCTTAATCCATTCTGACTGCGGTGCAATGTCATAAGCAGCGACGCATTCATTGCCCCACCCATCCAAATGGCCGACAAGATGGCCTGCGCCAGCACATGGTTCGCAGTATTTCATCTTTTTAGGCAAGTGCATGTATAACGGCGCTACAGCCTTATATGGTGTTGGGTAAAAGTCATGTGGCTTTCTTTCAAAGTCTGACCGCTTACCCATCAATTTCATCCATGGTTTGAATTGTTACAGAACAAGCGGGGCCTTCTTCAACCCAAGCAATGTCGATGTGCTGTGCCAGCGAATCATTTTTGATAATCGCAGCAGATTCAAGAATGTCTGACAAAGCCTTGATAATATTATCTAAATCCCGTTTGCGCTTATCTGGTTTGACTGCCCGAATAGTTAGTTTGTAGGGCTGATCTATCATTACAAATTTTGCTTGGACCGACAGCTGCCACATCGTCAGCTTGCGCCATTCTTGATATTCTGGTGCCCTATAAAACTTTTTATTAGGCCCGACCCGCCATAGCCTGTTGACGCTTGGCGGCAAATCCATAGTCAGTTCTATTTTCATAATATTTATCCAAAGATGTCTGGCCGCAGTCTTTCCCGGGGCATACCGGTTTCATGTGACACTTGTAAAAGATGCCTGAATGGAATGAACTTCCATGCAGACACGGCTTGACGACTGACGCCCAAAGCCTTAGCCAGCTTGGTGGCTGACCCATAAACTTTGAATACGTCTACTACTGTCGGATGACGATTAGCTGAAGCGGATTTCTTTTGCATAGATGGCAATATAAATTTAATCAGAATATTGTCAAGCCAGTGCTTGACATATTTTTTGGAATGGCCCATATTCAATCCACCCCAATCGGGGAATATTCAAATCACTAGGAGATACAACTATGGATACCAGCGATAACATCGACCTTATTGCAACAGCATTATCTGCCGCCCAAGGTCAGATTGACGATGCATCTAAAGGTTCTGAAAACCCATACTTCAAATCCAAGTATGCCGACCTAGCTGCCGTTCGTTCCGTCATTCGGGAACCATTGGCTGCTAACGGCCTGTCAATCGTACAACTGCCCCGCACCGTCGAAGGTGGTGCCATCGTCAAAACAATCTTGATGCATACGTCCGGGCAATTCATTTCCAATGAACTGTTCATGCCAGCGGGTAAGGCTGATCCGCATGGCCTTGGTTCTGCAATCACCTACGCCCGCCGTTATTCCATCATGTCGATGCTGGCATTGGCGGCTGAAGATGATGACGGCAATGCTGCGGTTGAATCAGTCAAGAAGGCTGCACCTGCCATTAACGTATCCATGTATTTGGAAGAAGGCACAGAAATCGCCGCTGGCGGTACTGAAGCCCTGACTGCATGGTGGAAGAAATTGCCTGCTGACGTTCGTAATGCCATCCCTGCAACCGAAACCGCCAAGCTGAAGAAGCTGGCACAGGGGGCATAAGATGGAACAACGTTCATCAGAATGGTTTGCGGCCAGAACCGGGAAGGTAACAGCTTCCCGTGTTGCCGACATCGTTGCCAAAACCAAATCGGGTTATAGCGCCAGTCGGGCAAACTATATGGCTGAATTGCTTTGTGAACGGCTTACAGGGACCGTGGGGGAAACCTTTAAGACGTTTGCAATGGAATGGGGGATTACTACAGAACCATTAGCGTTGGCTGCCTACGAAGCTGCTACGGGGGTGCTTGTGGAAACTGTAGGGTTTATCCCCCATTCCGTCATTCCAATGTCGGGGGCTTCCCCTGACGGCATGGTTGGCGATGATGGGCTGCTGGAAATCAAATGCCCTAATACGTCGACCCATTTAGAAACATTGTTAAGCAGCAAGATACCGACAAAGTATGTTGCACAAATGCAATGGCAAATGGCATGTACGGGCCGCCAGTGGTGCGATTTCGTATCTTTCGATCCACGGGTGCCTGTTCCAATGCAGATGTTCTTGAACCGACTGCCAAGGAATGAAGACTGCATCAAGGACTTAGAAACGGAAGTTGCTAAGTTTTTGACTGAACTGGACGACCAAGTGGATAAGTTAAACAAACTTTATGGTGAACAAGATGGCTAAGTACGAACATAAGAATAATACAGGCAGTGCCTTTATTAACAAAAACAAGCGGGAAGATTTCCATGCAGACCTGTCTGGAACGGCCCTGATTGATAATAAAGAATACTACGTCAACGTATACAATAAGAAAACCCAAGCGGGTGAACCTTTTATATCGTTCAACGTAAAGCCGAAGGATTCTGTGCCTGCAAAGGCCGATCCATTTTCTAATACTAAAGCAGCAGATGACGATAGCATACCGTTTTAAGGTGACCGATGTCGAATGAATTCATACCAAAGTCAGAAGAATTCCGTATCATAGGCAAGAAGTGGGCTGATGCGGAAGCAGCTGCTAATCTTTTGGAAGAAACCAAAAGCGCCTTTTTGGCTAAAAAGATGGCAGCTTTGGGTGATATGCCGGTCAGTAGGGCTGAAATGTCAGTCAAAGCATCTGATGACTGGTATGAATTCGTTACGTCAATGGTAGCTGCAAGGGAAAGGGCAACCTTACTTAAACTGCAACTTGAATATATCAGGATGCAGTTCCATGAATGGCAGTCTATAGAAGCAACCCGCAGGGCTGAAATGAAATTATAAGGATATAAATTATGGTTAAATATGATAAAAACTTAAACAAAATGGTAGAAGACTTAACAGATTTCAAATCATTCAAAACTTTTGCTATGGAAGCCATCAAGCTGACCGGTGAAATCCAAGACTTAGTAGATGGCAAGAATATGGGGTTCATTATGATCGTCATGTCAACGACCTTGGCTGAAATCATTTGCGACCAATCTTCATCCAAAGACATGGCAAAAGCCGGTGCTGCTTTGGCAAACAAAGTTATCCATGACTACATTGAATTGACCATGGATGATGAAGCAACCGCTGAAGGTAGCAAAACAATTCAATGATCGAAGATGTTGGAACTACCAAACGGGGCAACCTGTCACCCAGACGCAAACTAGCAATCTGGGAACGGGAAAAAGGTAAGTGCATGATCTGCGGCATCAAGCTGACAACAGGCAAATTTATCTTTGAACATGTCAGGGCGCTGGAACTTGGTGGTGAAGATACTGACGACAACATCCGGCTGACCTGTAAAGGCTGTGCAACCGAAAAAACCAAGGAAGATCATTCCAAGGCAGCAAAGGCGAAGCGGCAAAAGCAAGCCCATCTTGGATTGAAGAAGTCAAAGTCACCATTGCCGGGCGGCAAATCTTCTAAATGGAAGAAGAAGCTGGACGGTACGGTGGTCAGGAGAAGTGATGGATAGCGAAACATTTTATAGGAGTCTTGAAGCATCCAGACCAGCGGTGTTTAAGGTCGCTGAATGGATACATCGGGGCGATAGTAAAACGCCAAGCCGGACCGTCATTATTCCTGCCATTAGACCGGGCACAGGGCCAGACAAAGGCGATCTATGTGTCGAACATTTCACTGGACATACTTTGACTATTGAAGTGAAGCATAGGGCAAAATTAGCGTTTACATCCGTTGACGATTACCCCTTTCCGACTATTATCGTTTCCAACATAGGAACCGTTAAACGGAATTGGGGGACCGTTTTAGCTTATGTAGTCGTTAATTCACCGATGACCCATGCCGCCGTTGTAGGTTGGGATAGTCATGACAAATGGGTAGAAGAAGATATATTTGCTTCTAATTACAACAAGACTGAACGGTTCTTTATGTGTCCTAAAGAACATGCAACTTTTGTAAGACTAACGGGGTAACCGATGCGCTTCTTATTGACATTAAATATGCCATCGGCACAAGGCAATCTTGTTCATCAGCTAACCGTTGAACATGAATGCCCGTCACTGGCAGATTTCTGCGACTACATGAATGATAATGAATTCATCATCGTAGATTTATTGTATCGACATAAACTAGAAGGAAATAACATTACTTGGCAAGAAAAGGGCGAAATAGTTCTAAACACCGAATTTATCGGTAAAGCACAAGAATACATCGACAACGAAAAGGATATTGAATATGAAACATCTAGAAATTTTGACCAGCGCATTGGATATGTTGAAAATAAAAGGCCAGCTTTACGGCCCGGAAGACGTTTTACATGAAGACATCAGCAAACTTTGCACCGTTCTTCTAAACAAAAGCATATCGCCTTACGATGTCGCCATGGTGCATGTAGCCACCAAACTGGTTCGAATTAAAAACCAACGGGATCATTTTGATAGCTACATTGATGCGGTTAACTATCTATCCTTTGCAGGTCAGTTTGCCCAACGAATGGATAGCGTTACCGTTGCTATGGAAGATGAACTAGTCAAGTTTACCCAGCAGGCTATGGCGCAACCACAGGATGATACCCAATGATTATCAATCCATGGACGCTTGAAGAAACTAAGGCGCTGAAGAAACTAGTCGAACAAAAGATGACGGCATTGGAAATCGCCCGCAATTTGGGACGTAGCCGCAACGCCATCATAGGCCGAATACATCGACTTAAACTAAAGTTGTATGGGGCCGTGGGATCTAAAGGTCAGGGCCGAAAACGAAAGCCCAAGCCTGAAAGGAATATTCCTTACATTCCTAAAAAAGAACCCGTCGTTCGGTCTATATATGATCCCAAACCAATTATTGTTGTCGAAGTTCCTAAGCCTGTTTTTACAGGCAAAGGCATTGCATTTCTGCAACTAACACCCCGTACATGTAAATATACCCTGCATGGGGAACGGTATGAAGATTACATTTTCTGCGGGGAACCAACTTACAAGAAAAGTTTTTGCAAACATCATCATGGTCTTTGCTATATGGAGGTCCAAACAAATGTTGCAGCTTAATCCGCCGATCCCCGTTACAACCCCAAAAGGGCCTGCATTAGCGCAAGTCCTGATAGATTATGGCGCTGAACATGATCTGCTTTGGGTCTGTTTTCAATCCAATGGCGAATGTTGGACTTGGAACAACAAAGATATACGGGCCGAACAAAATGTTACTATGGGAAGGGTATTTGCAAAAAATGGTTGAAGTAGAAAATCTGATACATTTCGTCTATCCGGTATGGCCAAATGTCAGGCCATTGTCTTACCTAAACTACATTTCTGTCCTTTTGGCTAGGGTTGTTCATGGACCGACAAAAATTTATTTTTGGGTCGATAAAGAACCAGATAACGGCGGCTGGTGGGATAAAATTCGCCCGCTTGTTACTGTCCGCAAGATTGAAATGCCGCCTACTTATCATGGGCACCCAATCGAATATCCACAGATTAGGTCAGACGTTACACGGCTGAATATATTGGCAAATCGGGGTGGCATTTATATGGACACCGATATGCTTCTGCTTAAACCTTTGTACAAGTTTATGCAGAAAAAATTTACGATGGGCTTGGAACCCAGCGATGGGGAACCAAAGTCGGCCTGTAATGCACTAATGCTTTCAAAATTTAATTCGCAGTTTGTTAGCAAATGGCGGATGGAAATGGCAGAAGCAGTTAAGAACGATACATGGGCTTATGGCGGGGTGGTTGTCCCATTTCAACTATATGAACGATTTCCTGCCTTGGTTGATATGCAGCCAGCAGAAACATTTTGCCCGCTTGATCTGAAAAAGAACTGGCTGTTTTCGACCGATCCTGCGGTGATTGAAGAAACGCAGGAAAAGATCAAAAATTCTTATGCCGTCCATGCGTTTGAAACATATTGGAAAGACGACATAAAGAATATTACACCGGATTGGTGCAAGCAAAATGACAGCCTGTTCAGCCGTATTGTCAAGGAATTATCAGTACGGGCACAGGTCGACTAAATCACCGACATTGCAGCCGGTGGCCAACGTAACAGTTGTTCCATCGGTTGCGGTGTAATCTGCCTGCGATAGCAATACACCGTTAACAAATACTAGCAAACGACCGACAGTATATGAAACTGCAAAAACTGTCTGACCAGCCGTAGCAGTAAATGATGTGCGGCTAAACGTTGAACTACCGCCACCGCTGTTAACGATAGAATATACGTTTGTTCCGTCCGAAATAATCTGGGCGATGGAATTTCTGGGGACGTTTACGCTTAATCCAGCCCCGCCAGATGCAAAAGTAATGGCAAACGGGCCACCACCGGAATCTGTCGTTGTATTATAAACAATCCATTGTCCACCTACACCGGATGGAATGGTGTAAATGACGTTAGCGGTGATGGCACCTGAAACTTTGAAGAATAACGACCTATACTGGCTATAGATCAGCGTAACGCTGCCTGTCGAAGCATTAAGGCTTGTAACGCCCCCAAAGGCTTGGTCAATGGCGTCCATATCCCCGTTGACTGGAACGTTCCATGTGCCGACGTAATCGCCGTTGCCGGGCTTTTCCAGACTTTTGTTGGTTGTGTATGTGGATACCATTTCTACACCTAAATATGCTTGTTGGCGATGGCCAAGGCGGTGGCAACCGTTGTATCATGTAACTTTAGCAAAGGTTTGGTCGAATTAACATCCTTCTTCCCAACTTCTTTCATCCGTTGCAGAAGTTGGTTGGCGGACATTGGGCCATTGATTCGGCCACCCCTAGCCCTAGCAACAGGCAAAATAGCATTGCGGTTCTGGTCCTGATCGGGCGATGAAAGCAATGTAGATGGTGCATTTTTCAACGATGGATTGATCGTTCCAATGGGCGTCTGCATTCCACGGCCAGCAAATTCACCACCTTTTGTGCGCTCCGCCCCAGCCCGTTCTGCGTTGATAAGCCCCCGCAAATGAAGTGCTTTATCCGCTGAAGACGCCCCGTAACCTATAAGGCCGCCGCCTACGGAGCCAATTCCGGCTGGAACACCGATTAAAGCGCCGACACCGGAGAACAATGGCGTTTTAATCATATTCCAAAATTTGTTAACTGTTTCAGATTGGGTTTTTGATTTTTCGTTGACAATAGATAGGGCAGCGTTAAAACGCTTTAATTCGCTAACTTTTTGCTGCGCCTGCGCTGTTGATGCCGCATCGCCAGCCTTAGCCCCAAAAGCCTGCAAGGTAATTGGCATGGTTTCAGGCCGCAAATGCATTTGAATGTCTTTGACTAACTGATAGGTATTTGCCGGAGTACTAGGGTCGGTGACACTTCTAAAAATATTGTTGACGATAGAACTGTTTAAGTCCTTCATCCCTTGGCTATCAGGGCCAAGCGCCTTCGCCATGGTTTCATAGAAATGCTGCCCAACCCGTGGTTCGGTAATGGCGGTGTTAATAACGTCTTGGCCTGCATTGGCCATAGCTGACGTCAACGTTTTTGCAACATACGGTGTGCCGTCCTGCAACTGTTTTACCAAACTAGCTATACGTTGGGCCGAAGCACCTTTGTCAGGATGGAATGTTTGTTGAAATTCGTTCCATCCCGCATCTGCATTGTTAAAAACATGCAACGCCCGATCAGCATCGCCGCTGAAATGCCCATCCGACAGAAGTTGCTGGATGCCTTTTTTGTAGCCGTCCAAAACAGCGCCGGTAGCGGCCTTATCTTCGCCTGTTGCCTTAAACTGAAGATCGTTCATCAGTTTTTTGGCGTACATCAATTCATTAAAGGTAGGGTTGGGGTTTGTGGCAAGGGCGTCCAAAATTTTTAAAGATTCTTTCGCCGAATCCAAACCGGGATACTTAAACAAATCAATCCCTTGAATTCTGTCGTTACTGTGCAAGGCATTCGTAACGTTTTCGGTAATGACGTTCGTCCATGAAACAGGTTGAACCATTTTGTCGGCGAACTGTTTTGGGATATTTGCATCTACATTGGCGGCTGGTGCCATGCGGTCGCCAAAGTTGCCCTGAATGCCTTTCGCTTCATCATACAATTTCTGTGCGTTTTCAAAGGCACTGCGTTCTGCCATTTGATAAGCCTTAGCACCTGCTGTTTTAGATGCTTCAGGCCCAGCCATTTGACGGGCAATTTCAACGGCATTCTGCGCTGCCGATGACTTGGCTTCTTCTGCAACCTTACCTGCTTCACCCGGAAGTTTCGTTCCAGTGACAAGCGATTTGCTTAAAGGCATCGCCAGATCAGGATTATCAGTCAAAGACTGCATCAATGCTTCTTTAATGGCAGGACCGTTAATGCCCTTTTCAGACAGGGTAGACACCAACTGCGGTTCGATGGCTTTGATGTCTTCATGACTAAGGGTAGGAACAGCCTTTCTAACGGCTTCCAATGCCTTATCAGTCAAAACGCTTGCGCCAGATGCATCTTTTGTAAATACGTCAGGGGCGGTAGCGAAACGGCTTAAAAGGCGTTCAGCCGTTGGGCCGATAACGGCACCAAATGCACCACCCGTCAAAGTACCGGTTTTGACGTCTTCGCCCAATGTAGGGCTGTATGGATTTTCTGTAGCAGCCCCCGCAGCACCAAACATCGATCCAAGGGCAGACCCGCTGGCGGCTGATTGTAACAGCTTGCCACCGCCCATGCCCTTAACAGCATCAGCAGCTATAGTTCCAACCCGTCCCAATGGGCCGATTGGCACCAACAAACTACCGCCGATCCCGATAGCTGTGCCAGCGGTAGTTGCATTTGGGTTGCGCCTTGCCAGCGCATCTTCATATTCTTTGCGTTCTTTAAACGCTTGTTCGTAAGATTTGCCTGTTTTTAGTTTGTCAGCCAAAGCAGCGGCATGGGTTTCTGCATTAAATAAAGCAGCGTTAGCGGCAGAAATTGCCCCCGCCTTTACAGGTTCAGAAAAAAATCCTTCTTCGCCTTTGACAGTATCAGCATCCTTTTGGGTTTGGGTGCCCAAATTAAGTACAGCATCGTTTTCCATGCCGCCCTTGGAAGGAACGCTTGGTTGCTGCTGCGAAGGCGCAGGGGCAGATGGGGTTGATATAACAGGATCGTCTTGCCAACCCATGTTACTTCTTCCTTTTAATTATGCCATTTGGATCGATATATGCCGAATTTGCTGGAATCTTATTGTATTCATCATCGTTTCTGACGGCGTACAATTTATCCGCTGCCTTACGGGTTGGATCATTTCTTGGCATAAACGTTTCCAATGTATTGGGATCCCGATAAGAAAACTGAAGGCCCCGCAAATAGCCGGGTTTATTTTCATAAACCGATGGGTTCAAATCCATACCATTGAAAGCCTGAAGTTTGAACTGATGGTCTTTGTTTTCTTCCTTGCTGTTCCAATCATTGGCGTAATTACCAAAATTGTTGCGGGGGGTAGCGTTTGACAATTCCCGGGCAAACTTATCTTCCTTCAACAATTCAGCCTTCATAACGCCGGTTAAGTTAAAGAATGCGCCGGGGTCTTGTGCGGCGTTGGGAACGGCGTTGTTAGCCATCTTCAGCGATGTAGCGGCTGCACGGGTCAACCCACTGGATTGGGCCTTGTCGAAGGCGCTGATAGTTGCCTGTTTCAAGGCTTCCCCAGCCAGTGCAGCATTATTCTTCCAATCTGCTGACAAATGCTTGCCTGCGCCAATGCTTTCTAAAAAGTTAACGGCTTTAGCAAATTGTTCCGTTCCCGGTCCGGTTTGCAATGCAGCACCGACATCAGACAAACGCTGGAATTCGCTGATTTGGGAACCGATGGCGTTTGATTTGATCTTGTTAGACGCATCTTCCTGCTGCTTGGTAAAGTTAGTCGCCATGGCAGTGTTTCGTTCAAGATGCGGCTTAATTGCATCATTGATGCGTTGGTTGATGCGTTCTTGTTGGTTCTTTACTTCGTTTAAAGAATCCATTTTCAACTGCGCTGGCGTACGAACATCAGAATTAACAATATCGTAACGTTTTTGCAGGTCTTTAAGTTTAGAAACTTCATCCTGAACGTTGAAATCAGGGCTGTTAACACCCGGAATAATGCCCTGCATCGCAGCCGTCCGCAACTGCGCTGGGTTCATTTCGGTTATGTCAACAGTTTCAGCGGCCTTTTGCGGCTGTTCCGTTTCTGTAGGCTTTGCAGCCGCAGGTTTGGCTTCAGCAGTCTTTTGCGGGCCTGCTTCCGGCGCAGATGGTGCAGAAGGTGCTTTAGGTGCAGTAACGCCATATGTCGATGGATCGACACCGACCTGCTTCAATGCGCCATAAATAGCACCAGTCATTTGGTCGGGGCTATATTTTTCGCCAAACTTACCAGCGTAAACCATCTGCCCAGTTTTAGTGTCAGGAACATAATTGAAGTTAGATTTAAAGTAATCCAAGACTTCTTTAGCCTGTCCCATCTGCATCTTTTGGTTGGTTTCATATCCAGATACGCCACCTAACAGACCTTCGCCCAAAGCCCCGCCTAAGGTCGGGTTACGGGATGCAAGCATACTACCAATGCCAGACAATGCTGGAATCCAGAAGTTGCTGCTGGTTGGGACGAAATCAGGCGTTGCCTTTTCAAATACGTCGCCAAGGCTGGACCCCCGACCGATAGTCGACCCATCGGATGGCTGGGTGGTTGATACGCCCCGCTGCCTACTAGCGCCTGCGCCTTCATCACCTGCTTTACCAAACGTATGCGCCCCGATTTGTACCGTATCAGGGTTGTTCAGCATATTAGCCAGCCAAGGCTGCAAATCGCCCCGTTGGGCCATCACAGTTTTGACGTTAGCGAAATGGGTTGCCCCTTTTGTCGGGTCTTCAACGTCGCCTGATTTAACTTTATTCCAAATATCCATAGCTTTTTGATAGGATGGGCTTTCAGGCGATATGCGCCGTGGATCGACTGCCGTCCCTTTGTTTTCTTCATTCCAAGGGGAAAACTGCTTGGGCGCAGTAACAACGTCAGCTACCGTATCGCCATATTTTCCAGAACTTGCCCGATTTTTAATAACATGGCCAACCGCAGCCATACCTATATCACCTTGGTTACCAGCTTCAGTCAAAATGGTTCTGGCTGCATGATCGTCGTCTACACCACTTGT